CCGGGCACCTGGGCGCCGACAAAGGCACCAGGAAGGCCTTTAACGAGCCCCAGAGCGCCGGAAGCCAGCTTGAGCGGGGTTTCGTACCGTTCCGCAAAGTTCTGAACAGCTTCCGCTCCGCGTCCAACCGCCTGACCCGCCGTTTCTGCAGCCTCTCCGGCCTCCTGGACGCCCCTTTGGGCCATTCCTGGCGGCCTGTCGGCAAATTTAGCCGCTTCTTGAGCGAATTGTTGGCCCAGCATGTCGGCTGTCGGACCTCCGATAACTGGGGGCTGTGACATGGCCTGGACGGCTACCTCTCGGGCAACGGTAGTCGCGGCTTTTTTGGCCGTCGGGCGGACCATCCCAGCCAAACGCGAGCCCGCTCTGATGGCGGGCGAGGCCAGGAAGGCAGGGTCAGCGAACTGCGACGCAAAATCAGTGGACTGGGCGAGCTCCGGGGGCGGCCGTACCGCCTGGCCAACAGCCTGGGCAGTCTCAGGTGACGCTCCCACGACCGAAGCAAGGGCCGTGGCCACTTCCTGAGTCAACGATCGGTCACCTTCAGCCAGTTTTTGGCGTTCCTGCAGCGTGCCGCGGTCACGCAGGAGCGACTCCCGCATCACTTCGGCGCTCTCCTGAGGGAAAACCGACGCCAGACGGAGGGTCGGGCTGGAGAGGGGGTTTTGCTGGTTCAGCACCGGCGCGGCGGCAACTAGCCGCCCGACCGTGTTCACCCACCCTTCCTTGTCGGCAGCGCGCTTGACGACCCGCAGTGGGTCCAAAACGGTCGACTGGACAACGTCCTGTCCGATTTGTCCGAGATCCGCAGAGCCTCGCAGGGCTGCCTCAGCGCCGGCCTTGAGGACATCTGGCCGAGCGACTGCGCCTGAGATCCCAAAAGGATTCACGAACATCGCCGGGTTGTTGGCGACGTACTTCATCCACTCTTTGCCCGCTCCAACGCCCTGTTCAGCCAGGCCGACGACGCCCTCACCAAACCCCTGCGCCAGCGCCATCGGGTCCGTACGCGATTCGTCGCGGACCCTGGCGATGTTCAGCGCCTGGTCCGGCGTGATGTCCTCCAACGTGTTCGACGAAAACGCCTCGTTGAGCTGGTCAGGCGACGGCTCCAGGGCGGCGGACGGCTTCAGCGCGGAACCTGCCTCGTCGAGGTAGGTCAGACCCGACTTTGGCTTCGACTGCGTTTTGGGCTTTTCGACCGCGTCGTCGAGATAGGTCAGGGGCATACAATTAAGGGTTCCAGACCGCTACGCGTCCTTTCACGACTACCGGCATCCCAGGCTTCAGCTTTCCGAGCTTGGCCGCGTTGTCGACTTGGGCCTCTGTCTGAAACGTCGGTGCGCCCTGCTCGACCGCGTCGATGACGGCCATCTTGTTGGCGAACTCCTTCTCAATCGCCGCGGTGTCTTGCCCCTTGGCCTTCATCAGCAAGATGCGGTTCTGAGCGGAGTCTACGAGGAGCCGCTTCAATTCGGCGTACTTCTCGTCTCGGGCAACTTGTGTGTCTGAGAAGGTCGGCAGCAGACCCTTGTACCGTTTCTGCTCGGTGTCCGACAGGGCGCCCGTCTCTCCCAAAATACCTTTGGCCAGAGGGACGAGAGACTCTGCTTCAAGACGCTGGAAGGCCCGGTTGTCCTCGCGAGGCCCGGCGAAGAACTCGTACGGAGCCGAGACCATGGAGGCGATTGGACCGCCCTCATCGCCTGCTTTTGTCACCGCCCGACGAATCGCCGGCAGGTTGTCCATGGCCATCAGAGTTACGTTCAGCTCCTTCTCGGTGTCGCTGGACATCTGACCGCCGGGTATGTTGTACGGGTTGAGGTCGACCTTGCCGGACTTGGGGTCGACTGAACGCAGGAACTTCTGCTTGCTGCCGTCGGGCAGGGTCCGCTCGACGATTGTGGGCTCCTCCACCGGGGTCACGACATCGAAGGTCGGTCCGCTCGGCCCAATACCAGAAAGGCGGAGGGCTGGCTGTGCCGATGTAGTGGCTGAGGGTGCGGCGGCTGGGGGCTGGACGGCAGGACCAGGAAGCCGAAGGGGCGGACGCCATTCTGACGGTGTCGCTGCGGCAGCAGGAGTCGACGGGGGCTGGACTTGTGGCCCCATGTTCTTCAGGAACTGCGTCATCGCATCGGGCTTCACAACATCCAGGTTGCCCGTGTTGGGGTTGCGGAAAACGCGGGTGCCGTCAGGCATCGTCGTCACGTCCGTCTCCGGGTTGAACACCTTGGGCTTCTTGCCGTAGGTCGTGACCGGGTTGCCGAACTCATCCTGCTCGACCTTGACCGCCTCAAAGTCCTCGCCGGGGCTGGTCACAGCCGGACGGTTGATGCGGCGCTCCATGGCCTGGATCTGGGCGTCGGTCAGCTTCTTGTTCTGCTCGTAGCGTTGCCGCTCGAGGTCCATCTGATCCTTCTCCATGTCCTCCCGCTTGCGGCGGTAACGGCCTTCGCCGAGCAGGGCCATGCCCCGTTGGAACGAGTCGAATCCTGAAGTCCAGTCGCCCATAGGTCCTCCTTAGAATCCTGCACCACCTGCCGCACCGAGAGCCCCAAGGCCCTGCAAAGTGTAGTCGCCGACACCGGGTTTGTAATACGAAGCCGACGACGCCTGGCCGGCGCTCAGGCCCCGCGTGATGTCCACGGCCGGGCCCAGGGCCGAGTACTCGATGCCTGGCACCGACTGAAGCAGCTGCACCGGTTGAGTGGCAGCCATGTTGACCATGCCGGGGGCCTGCTGTTGGAACATGCGCTCCCGACCGTAGTTTTCCGCGTACGTCTGGTCCTCCGTCGCCTTTTGTTGGGCGAGTCGAGCAGCCTCACTGCGGCCGAGCGAAGCCTCGAGGCCGGCTGTGTTGCCCGTCTGGGCGAGCTGGTTGGCCGTGCCAAAAGTCTGGCCGGACCGCCCGAACTGAGCCCGCGTCGCCGCCTGCTGGTTGGCAAGGTTGGCCCGCGCTTCGGCCTGTTGGGCTTGAGCGGCCATGTCGCCGGCAGCGCGGGTGGACGCGATAGACCGCTGAAGGGCTGGGGATGCGTTGAGGTAATTGCCCGCCAGGACGCTTCGCCCGTAGTCCATGACCGGGGCATACGCGCCTGAAGCCTGGGTGGCGGCCTGGGAAGCACGCTCGGCGCCCGCCTGGGCACGCGCTCCTACAGTCGGAAGCGCGTTAAAAACCTCCGTGCGTACCTTTTTCGCCTCTGGCCCAAACAGCGGATCCGCTGTCTTTGGGTCGACCGTCTCTTGTCCTCCGTAGAAGCCCATGTTCGTGATTGGTTAGGTGTTAGCTCCGGGCCTGCACTGCCGGCCGCCACGGACTCAGAATGTAGTTCGACTGCGCCGGCCCAATTGTCCACGGCTGGCTGGTGACGTAGGTGCCAGTGTTGGTCTTGTACCCCATCGGATTGTTGGTCCTGGCAGCTGTAGACGCGAACCCGGTCGACGTTTTGGCGACTGTGTCTACAGGAGCTGCGGCAGGCGCCCCGCCGTAAAACCGGGGCTGCGGAACAGCAGACGGTTGCGAGGAGGCCGGAGCCGGGCTACTTGCGGGGGCCGGTGTGGGGCTACTTGCGGGGGCAGGTGCCCGAGTTCCACCCAACGGAGTAGGATTGCCAAAAGCCTTGGGCGGCTCCGGCGGCGTCGAGGGGGCCGCGACGGGGGCGGGCCTGACCATGAAGTTGCGGGGCATTTTGTGTTCCTCTCCTTAGTCCGACCCTAAGACCGGGAGGCCAAGATCGTCCAGCGTCAATCCCACTGGTACTCGCGGTACTTCGCCGACATCGCCTGCATGTGCCCGATACCTCCACACAAACCCGCAACTGTGTAGAAAAAGTTCTGGTACTGGCTCTTGAGCACCTCGGCCGCCACCCTCTCGCGGATGTCCTCCCGCTTCCTCCAGTTTTCCGAGTCGATCCACTCCACCGTCGAGACTCTCATGCTGCCCAGGAGAATGTCGCGGTTGGCCTGGAAGAAGGGGTTGGCGGCAACGGCTTCCGTGAAGGTGAGGAGCGCAAGGCCGACTGTCTCGACAGGCAGGGTCACGTCGCGATCGAACAAGTCGTCCAACACGTGACTGAACTGGAAGACCGCCCAGCACACATGGACGGCGTCAGGGTTGCCGAGGCTGATGTCGGCGAACATGCCGTCCAACTCAGCCTTCCGCTTCGCTTCTTCGGGGATCATCCGACCGTCTTTCCGTCGAGTTTCTGCTGCAGCTCGCGGACGCACTCAGCCAGGTTCCGGACGGTCTGTTCGACCTCCCGAGTGTATGCCGCGATCGCAGTCTTCTCGTCTTCTGACAAACGGGAGGACGAGGGCCAACGAATTGTCGGTGCCACTACGGAAGTGCCGACACTTTTGGTGATCGAGATGAGGGTGGGCATCAGTAGGTTCCTCCGCGGCGGGCCGTGATGTGGTACGCTGTGATACCCCAATTGGCCCCCACCGCCTCCGACGCGAACCGAAGGCGCAGGTACCGCCCGCTGACCGTCGCGTTGATCTTGGTCGGGCCGGACCCAGCCTCTGTGATCGACAGTTCCTGGGGCTCAGACCACCGGATGGGACTGTTGAGGTTGTCCCGAGCCCCCACGGTGACCGTCAAAACAGCCCCTTCGGGCACGTTTTGCTTCCCGTTAAGGATAACAAACACCGTGTCGACGTACTTCCAGAGCGTGGGGTCGCCGAAATCGAAGTCTGGCGTCTCGGCGAGGCTGGCGATGGCCGTCGGGTTGCAGTCGTCGTTCGACGAACGTGACCAGACGCGGCCGTGGACCAGCAGGCGCGGGTACTCCTCGTTGGGATCCTCACCCAGGATCTTGTTCCCCGTGTCGCCGCCCGCCGCCATCACGGTGTATTCCCGTTCGGGCTCATCGACGTACTCGTACCACCGTTTGGCCGCTCCATTGCACCGCTCGGTAACATCCAACGACTCCCAGGTGGGGGCCAACTCCCAGTCGACGCGGCCCAGGGCAGTGATGCCGTTCAGCTGCGAGGGGTAGCGGTCCAGCACGACGCTGTTCTCGACGTAGTTGAAGACGAAACACTTGGTCTCGCCCAGCTTGGTCGGGTAGACGAACCACACCTCGTTGTCGCGCCGGTGATGGTGGGCAACGATCTCGTCTGCCCGGGCCCAGTCCACCTCGTCGCGGAAGTCTTCCCAATGCTGGATCGCGAAGGGACGCAGGTTCTGGCCGCCTCCGTAGAGGTACATCCCCTTGTTCCCAATCAGGGCGATCTCACGGTCGCCGGCACGGCACCACGCGTACCTGCCGATGGGCCCCTCGTCGAGGATCTCAGGCCGGATGAAGAACGTCCCGGACGCCGGCCCGACGCTCTGCATGCTCTGGATGGACCGTTTCTTCAGGATGTAGCAGTACTCCGCCAGGGTGACGCATCCGAAGATGTCTCCGTTGATCGTAGATCCGACGTTGAGCACTTCGCCCGACGCATTGGCATTGATCGTTTCGACCGCGGTGCCAGCGGGGATTTTCGCTCCCGGCGCCGTGCCACCAGTGAATCCCAGGGGCTCGAGAATGAGGCTATCCAGGACGGAAACGGTGGCTTCTCCGGGGATCGCAACGTCGCTCGATCCGACGTTCTCGACCTCCACCCAATTCTGGAAGCTGACGATGGTGCCGCTGGGCCACAGCGTACCCGACGCCTTGTCGCCGATCCCGAGCCGTCGCATGGTCACCGAATAGGAGGGCGGGTCAGTGATTTCGTAGAGATCCTGGCCGGGGTCCGCCGACGGGCCGACAGACACCGTGTCGCTGGCCTGCATCTCGGCGTTCACGCGGGCGAACGGCATGACCAGCTTGCCGCCAATCTCCGGCACGACGGGGCTGATACCCGACGTCGGGAAGTCGTAGTTGGCGTTCCGGGACCGGTCCGTGATCTTAAGCTGGGTCGAGACCCCGTTGATCTTGAGCCGGGCGCCGGTTGTCCAGTCGATCCAGGAGTTGTACCGGTCCAGGTAGATCCGGGTCTTGGCGCCGGCCGCCGCGGTCTGGGGCCGCTTGATGCTCGTGATGCTCTGGATGGATTCCAGAGCGACCTGACGGACTCGGAAGTAGTCGTACAGGATCGCCGTCGGGTCGGTCTCGTAGCTGACCATCCGGACGAACTGACCTGACACAAACTCACCCGCCAATTCGGTCAAATACGCTGCCGTGGTGGTCGTGCCTGTCGCGGTCAGGACGAGGTCCGACTCGAGGACCGCCGACCCGGCTGCCGCGGTGATTGCGACAGGGATCCAGAGGCCAAAATCGTTCCGGTCGCTCCACTTGAGGGTCGACTCCCTCCAAAGCAGGACGTGGTTGTCGAACACCTCGACCCCATCGTACCCGTCAGAATCGGGGAGGCCCGGAATCGGGCGTGCGCTCCCGGAACCTGGCCAAAATAGGGGAGCTACCGACGGTGACGCAAAAAGGACGCGGTCGATGTAGTCCGCAGCCACCCAGCGTCGAGCGCGTGCGGTGTCAGCGCCCGAGTAGATTTTCTTCAGGATGCCAGCGAACTGCAAAGCCATAGGTCCTCCTTCTGGGTCACGCTACCGACCTGGTCAGTCGCCGGCAAGGATCGCCCTCCGGTACAGGTCCCGGTCCTCACTTTGCAGGCGCATGTACACCCGGGACACGCAGTTGGGGCGGTTTTTGCACTCCATGAGGTGGCAGTAGCCCAGGTCCTCGGCCTCGTCGTGGTCCTTCAGCAGCAACGTGACCTCCCTTTTTCTGTCGTGCGCGTACTTCGACAGGAACGCCTGCTCGTAGACAGGCATCGCCCACCAGTGGAAGCACGGGTGGTCGTGAATGAGCTTCAACGCCTCGTTGGCGTAGCCCCGGATGAAGTCCAGGTCGTGGCCCCCAAAAATGCCCGTGTTGTAGGCGTGCCAGTTGTAGTCCGGCAAGGCGACCAGGTTTCGGTGGGGCGGGTGGACCTTGGTCAGCGACTCGTCGTAGCGGTAGCGCGGCTCGTCGTCCTGGGCGCCCACGGGCGCCGACGTCCACCACTCGGGCAGGGGCTCGAACAGGAAGACGTCGTGATCGATGTGGACGAACGGCTCTTCCTGCAGGGCGTACGCGTGGATTTTGCCAGCCGCCCAGGCTTCTTTGTCGGCCCGAAAATCATTCATCGACAGGCTGACCTTGCTGAACTCCAGCCCCATCTTTCGGAATAAGGAGGCCCCCGCATCATCAGTGACCATCTCGATCTGCTGATAGTGGCGCCTGGCCAGAAGAACCGAGAGCGCGAGGATGATCCGTTTGTCTGCGGTCAGCGGCTGCCGAGACCAGTGGCTGTAGACGATCTTCATCAAATCAGACCCAGACCGATGCCCGACCCCGACGAGCACGGGTTGACGCACACGTTGTTGCGAAGAACGACAAACACCGGGCCCAGGTCACCCGTGTCGACGACCGAGTAGTAGAGCGAGGGGCAGGTGGGCCACCCGCGGATGATGTCCTCGTAGTTCAGTCCGTAGATCGCCACGTCCAGGGCTACCACGATGCAAGTGATGCCGTTGTCCTTGGCGCCGTTGAACTCGACGGTCGCCGCCGCCATGGCGCAATCGACGTCGTAGTTGCAGAAGGGAGAGATGTTCGCCAGGCCGTCGGTGAACAAGACGATGAGTTTTCTGACTCCCGTCCGTCCGTTCTTGAGCAGCTCCTCCCGCGCCGTAGCGACAGCCTCCGGGATGGCCGTCCCGCCAAACGCACTGAGCGAATTGATGGCCGTCTGTGACTGGCTGTAGTCGGAGGTCAGTCCATGGTGGAGCTTCACCTCACTGGCAAAGGACACCGTGGCGACCTCGTCACCTTCCTTGAGAGAGTCTAGGAACAGGTTGGCCGCGATTTTGAGGCGGTCGACTCGGGTGCCCTGCGGAGGGTTCATCCATGCCATGGACCCCGACCGGTCCAGCACCAAGGCAATGTCGTGCTTCTCGTCGGCGCAGTCGGGCAAGACAGTGACCACGCAGGTGTCCGTGAAGCCCTGGTAGTTGGCGGTTACGGTCGAGACGCCCGTGGAAAATCCGGTGACGACGCCGGACGAATCGACGGTTGCGATAGACGTGTTGGACGAGGTCCAGCTGGACCCCGCCGTGACGTTGAGGGCGGTGCCGTCGTTGAACTTGGCCGTGGCCGTCAGCGGGAACGGGACGTCCTGGGGCAGGGACAGAGTCGGCGGGATGACTTCGAGCTGAGTCGCCTGCTTGGAGATGGTGCCGGTGTAGCAGACACTGAGCGGGCGAGCCGTCGTCCGCGTCATCGTGTCGATGAGGGTACCTGCCCGGCTGTAGAATTTGGTCGTCAGGCTGGTGCTGCTGACATCGACGAGGAGGGCTCCGTAGTCGCCGTTGTACCGGAACTGGGACTGCGGGAGCGGCGTCGCGACGAAGTTGCGGACGGATTGACCGCCGAGCCCGATGGTCAGCTGAGGGATCCCGTCAGCGCGAAGGATGCGCTCGTAGACGTGCGCGTGGCCCGTGATGAGCAGGTCGGCGCCCCACTGGGCGAACGGCCAGTTCATCACTTCGTAGCCGGGGTAGTAGCCCGACTCGCTGGTCTGCGGCGAGTGGTGGAAAACCACGATGCGCCACGGGCAGTCGGATGCCGCCAACTGAGCCTGGAGCCATTGGCCCTGGGGGCCCGTCGAGGACAAGTCAGCCGATCCGACTCCGGCTGCCGCCCCCGTGCCACCAATGTTGTTCCCGCCAGGCCCGGGGGCGGACGGGCCGTAGCCGTACGAATCGATGAAGAAGAACTGAACGGGGCCCCGCTTGATCGTGTACCATCGCTCGTTGTTCGGCAGGTTAAAGAAGGTCAGGAACCGCGACAAAGGCCCGTCGGTGTAGTCGTGGTTGCCCAGGGCCGGGAAGAACCCGTTGATGTCGGGCCCCGTTCCGTACTGGCCGCGGTACCCGCCGATCGCCCAGTAGTAATGCTTGGCCACCTGGGTCTCGTACTTGTCGTCGTCCGCTGCTGTCCCGCCCGCACTGTAGGCGAGGTCGCCGGCGTGGACTACGAGCTCAGGGCCCCAGCCCCGGACGAGCTTGCCGACATCTGCCGCCGCTCCGTCGACGCGCCCGCTGTCCGAAACGGCCGCGAACCTCAACGTGCAGTCCGCCGGGCAGACAAGCGTCCGGGCGCGCTTGGCCATCGAGTACAGACTGCCCTCTGTCCCAACCACCGGCTGGTTCTGGATCTCCGCGTCGGACGACGTGAGGTTGGGCTGGTGGATCAGGTTGACCTGACCGTCGAGCTGCTCGTTGGGGAGGTGGACGCGCTCGTAGCCTGGCGCCGCCTTGAGCTCGCCACGCTCGGCGCGGACGTTCTCAGCGACCGTCAGGTACTGGGACTTGCCGTCGTCCTGGAGGTCGGGCGGGAGACGGGTCTGGAGGCCCTTGGACGGGGCGTTGACCTTGATCTCAATCGAGTTCGTCCTACGCATACCATTCGATGATTACGCAGCCAGGCGTGCCCAGCTGATTGGCGGAAGCGCCGTTGTCCCCGTACGGGCGGTAGATGGCCGGCGGATTCCGGGCGATCCCGGCGTCCGGATAGCCCGCGGTCGGGCTCGACAGATTCTTGATGTAGCCTTCGGTCGTGCAGAACGACTCGGCCTCCATGCGGGCCAGGACGGACGGGCTGTCGCTGCCGCCGACCCACACGTCGAACTTGTTTCCAGGCGTGACGGCCGCGTTGACAAACAGGTGCTTGGGCTGCTCTGGGGCGATCGCAGCACTCCCGAACTTCCACCCGCCACCGAACAAGGAAACGCTTAGGCGACGCACTCCGGCCGGCACGATGAACTTGTAGGGGTACACTTGCGGCAACGAGCGGTACTGCGTCTCCCAGGGGATGCGGTTGTCGGGCCACGGGGTCAGCGTCGACGCCGGGTTGGTGCCGACACCATCTGGTGCCTCGATGAAAGCGCCCTGGGACGAAAAAAACGCACGGAAGTGCCGCGGCAGCGTCAGCAGCTGGTCCGTCGACCCGTCGATGACAAACCCGCGCTTGTCGACGGTGACCGACGTGTACTGCAGCCCGTTGCTGCTGGGCTTGTCGGGGTGGTCGACGATGGCCGCCTGGGGGATGACGTTGTCCTTGAAGTCGCCGTTCTCCAGCTGGAACAGCGGGTCAAAGAACGCCTTGAGCCGAGAGCGGATGAACCGAATCTCGGTGGTGAGGTTGGGCTTCGACGGGTGCCGAACGAAGTCAGCCTCCGTCGGGCTCGAAGCGTTGAAGTCTGCGCCGAGCTTGGCCATAGGTCATTGGAGCCACTCGAGGATCACGACGCCGTCGCCGAGCACACTGCCCGAGGACGAGCCGCGCCCGTACTTGTTGAAGCTGCTGCCCGACTGACCGTTGACGCTCTGTGCGCCCGCGGTGCCTGCAGATCGGATAACCAGCAGACTGCCGGCAGCCGCTCCCGTGGCAACACCGCCGCCCGCCGAGCTGGTTGCCTTGCTGCCGCCCGCGGCGTCGACGTACACGGCCGAACTGAGCCGGACGCGAGAGGGGAGGCCGTCGCCGTAGGACGTCGGGCTGCCGGGCGAGTCGTTCTGACCGACTTTGCCGACGATTAGGGTCAGCGCCTGCACCCCGGACCCGTCGAGGTTGAAGATGGCCTCGGCCGCTTCACCGCCGCCACCGCCAAACCAGTTGCTGGCGCCGACGTAGGCTCCGCCACCGCCGCCGATGATGGTGGCCTTGACGCGGCGCACGCCCGACGGCGGGGACCAGACGAACTCGACGTACTGGCCCCGGACTGCGTAGGCAGTGTCGTAGGGCGGGGTGACGCTACCGCTGGTGCCGTCGTAGTCGAACGACCCTTTGTAGATCGCATCGACAGCTCCGCCTCCGCCCGTGAGAGCGACGGCGTCCTTGCGCTCAACCGCGTAGGCGCCGTTGGCCTGGAACAGGGCGGTGTAGAGGTTGGCGGTCTGCTGCTCGGAGCTCGACGCCCCCTCGTAGACCAGGCCCTTCGAGTTGACCTTGACCCGATTGTAAGTGCCCGCCACCAGGCCCGGCATGTCCGCGAGGGACGCGTGCCGCACCACGCTGTCGCGCAGCTGACCGGTCTCGAGGTTGAACAGCGTGGAGCCGAACAGCTTCACGCGTCGTTTCAGGTCGCGGATCCACTCCGCGCCGAACTTCACGCTGTCGCTGTTTTCCGGCTGGTTCGCGTCAAAGTCTGCTCCAAGGTAGCCTGCCATAGATCATCCTCCCATCCTGAGTGCCCGGCCGCGATACGTGCGGCGCCGGTCGTCCAGCACCGCGTCAGACAACAGCCGCGCTGCCATCGCCTCAAATTGTGCGGCGATTGGGTCGTTAATCGCCGCAAACGCGATCGCCTTGATCTTGTTCTCGACCAGCTCGGGGTAGTTGGTCGTGAGATAGTTGCTGTCCGAGTCGGCGGCGAGGTCGGCCAGGAAAGCGAAGTGCGAGACCCGGAACGTCAGGGCCTCGGCCGCCGTGTCGATGATGTTGAGCGTCCAGCCCGCCGCGGTGTTCTCAATCCAGACGGGCAGGCCGCTCAGGCGGCCGCGGACGTTGGCCGGACGGCTCGGGACGTACGTAGACGCCCGGTAGGAGATCATGTCCTCGCGGCTGGTGACCTCGCAGGGCAGCTCAGCCAGGGGCCCCGTGCCCATGGTCGGGTCGATGACCGTGACCGGGTACTGCTCGGCGGTCAGTTGCTTGAACCGGGCAGGGAGGGCGATGGAAGACGTGCCCTGGGCGATGACGACGTCCGACCGGTTCCGCATGAACGAGAACGTCTCGTCGGACTGAATCTTCCGGAGGGCGCGATTGATCCAGATAGGATACCAGAGGGTTTCCTTGTCGGACCGGTTCACGTCCTGCGAAAGCATCAGTTTGAGTTCAGCGAAGGTCATCTCGTCCTCCCATGGCGTCGGACTGTACTCGGACCGTCCCCCAGCTAAAGGAAAAAGCCGTGCCAGCGTTTCCGCCAGCACGGCCTGTCACTCCCCACCTCCGGCAATTACTTGCCGACAGCGTCAGCGTACTTCTTCGGGGTGTTCTCCTTGTCGATAGCCTCAACGGACTTCTTCTCGGGGACCCCACCGTGGATCTTGACGTACTCCGTCACGCTCACGGTACCGCTTTTCTGATCGTACTTGGCCTTGGCCATAATGGTTTTCCTTTCGGGTTAGGTTGTTATTGCTCGAACACGTACAGGTACGGTCTCTCGACCTTCACCTTTCGCAGCGCCTCGATGATGATCGCGTCATCCGTCTCAAACCAACCGTATGAACACCGATCTCCGGTCAGGTTATTCACCGGAACGTGGAATACAACGGTTGGTAGATCCGGACCAAGAACCACCGGGTCATCGGGGCTCATGGTCTTGACGAAACGGACTTTCGCGGTCGACTCGGGCGCTATCACGGGCTGAGGAGACACCTCAAGTGCCTCTGTCTTACTCATTGTAGTAAGAGCCTTCACTTTCAGTGCTCCTCAGCCGTGTTGATTAGGTGGTGATCTTCTGCAGGCCGTACGCGTAGGCAAACGCCTGCGCGAACTTGAGCTTCAGACCGTACTTGGCGCGGAACTGCTCCTGGTAGGCGTCGCTACCGGGCGTCTGGATGTTGGGCTCGAGGAAGAGCGGCTCCATGACCTTCTGGACGATGAGGGCCAAATCGACCACGACCATCCAGTCGTTGTAGGTGCCGATCTCCTTGAACAGCGGATGCATCGCCAGGCTCAACTCACCGAACGGCGTGTTGATGGTGGTGATGTTCATGCCGAACACGGTCTCCTGCGAGGTGATGCGGAATCCGTTGGAACCGCTGTTCGCGTAGTTGGAGATCGCGCTGTACGCCTTCGGGCCGCAGAACGCCAGCTTGGCGTCAGAGCCGAGGGTGAGGAACGAGCTCAACCAGCTGTTGAAGGTCGCGAGGCTGACACCAGTGCCGCCCTGACCATTGAGCTTCTGCTCAGGCGAAGCGCCGATGGCGTCGACGGAAGCGACGATGCCACCGGTGTAGTAGGCCCGGCCGGAACCGTTGATGCTCGAGGTCGAGAACGCCTTACGACCGAAGAAGTAGGCGAGCTCGATGTCGCGGGCAATGCGCTCCAGGGCCTGGACACGACGCTCGCGGAGGGGTCCCTCGATGTCGGTGCGGAGCTTGGACGCCTTGAACGCGTTGGTGATGTTCACCGCGCTGTTGAACGTCTGGATGTAGTTCGTCAGCGTGGTGGGAGCCTCGTAGACGGCCGAAACCGGCGAAGCACCTTCACCCTGACCGAGGGTCACGACGACGAGAGCCTCGTTGTCGGTGAGGGCCACGGCAGTGCTGCTACCAAATCCGCGCTCCACCGTGAGGGTGGTGTCAGCGGCGTTGTTGGTGAACGCAGTCACGCGGATGAGCTCACCAGAGGAGCTGCGGAGGATCGTGCCGACCTGGACGATGCCACCAATCGGGCCAGGGCTAGACTGGCCGTCATCGACAACGATCGAGGTGGCGCCGACGAGGGCAGCACCATCGGCGTACACGGTCCGGGTCACCGGATCGCGCTCGAACCACTTGAACTCAAGGGTCTCAGAGGGCTCGTTCTTGAGCTTGCTCATCAGACCGAACAGAGAGGTCCCGGCATTGAGACCCCGCGAGTTACGCACCAGGATTGTGTCCTGGAACTCGCTCACCCACTCGTCGCTGTTGTACCCCGTGCCGCCCGCAATCTGGGAGCCGAGGGACAGCAAACCACTTACAGCTGGCATTGTATGTCCTTTTGGTTGTTGTTTGACACGTAGGTGTCAGGACACTCGCCCCAACAACCTAACTGAGAGGACGATTACACGGAAAAGGCCCCCAACCTCAATAGGTTGGAGGCCCTCTTTGATTGTTTGTCCCCTAAATCAACTAAGCAGCGAGCTTGCTACGCCCTTCTGCCAGTCCTTGGGGGCTCCAGTAACCGCCCCCGGGCTGTTTGCAGCCGGTGGTTTGACGGCTGGCTTGGGGGATGCAGCCGGGGACGGAGAAGGCGCGGTGGGAGCTGCTGGAGCGGGCGCCGGCGCTGCCGCAGGGGTGGGAGCGGGTGCAGCTGGCGCTTTTTGAGCCTTGGTCCAATCACGCCAGGTGCCCTGGGCGTTGGGGTTCCATCGCTTGAACTCGGTGGACAGAATGCGGTCCGCCTGCCGATTGACTTCTTCGACGAACTGGCCGCGATCCATGCGGGCCACCTGCTGCGGATACTGGGCCATGAGCTGCTCGGCGACGTAGCGAGCCGTCTCAAGGTGCTCTCCAGAGTACTCAGGGTACTTGGACAGGAACGCGGCCTCAGTAGCGTGGCGTTCGAGCATTTGGTTGCTCTGCACCAGCGGGCTGACCTGCTGGGCAAGCTGTTGCATGACCGGGTTGAGCTCGGCGTAGATGCTCTTGCGGGCCTCGAGGACTGAACGAGCAGCGACGCCCTTGAGCACGTTCTGCAGGGCCGCTACGCCATCCTTGCCTCCGACCAAAATCTTCTCGAGACCCTCCTCGGACAGATTGGCGTCGGCGATGTTCGACGCGAGCTGATTGATGAAGTCCGCCTCGAACTTGGCAATCTCTTCCGGAGTCGGCTCCTTCACCGGGGCCGGTGCGGGGTCGGGCGCCTGGGCTACCGGCTGGGGCTTCTCGCGCTCGGCCAGGAGCTTTCCGAGCTCCTCGACGGTGTACTCCTTGTCGCCAATCTTGACCTTGGCCGGCTCGGCAGGCTTGGCGGGTTCTGCAGGCTTTGGCTCCTCGACCGGGGCTGGTGTAGCCGCGGCGGCCGGAGCGGGAGCTTCGATCTTGGGAGCCTTGTCCTTCTTCGGTTTGGACGGGTTGATGAAACGCCCGTTTTCATCCCGCTGCATCTTCTCCTGCGGCGCCTGCGCGTTCACCTTCTCCTGCTCGCGCTGGAGGGATTCGCGGGGCGACTCATCCAGACCAAGAGCATCCTTGGCCGAGATCGTGGGGGTCGACAGTGCTGCCGACGCCTGAGCATTCGCTTGCTCGATGGTGGTCAGGCCCGCCTCAGTAGTGGAGGGCTCAATCTGGCTGGTGTTCATACATTCGCTTGATCTGCTCTGGGTCGTGCGCGTGGAGCTCGCCCAGGAAGGCGCGGCACTCACGGATGGCTGCCTGTAGGGCGACGATGTCACCCGTCGGCGCTGTCTCCAGACGGTTCCGGTACTCCTCGATCCGCTGGATCAGGAAGTTGTGTAGAACCCTTTGGGAACGGCTGCCGGGCAACTCTTGACGAGCCCAGTTTCGTTCTTCGGTCGACAGGCTTACCAGAGACTCCATGCAGGACAAGGGAAGCCTCAGATGCTCTCAGGACGAGGCTGCGTCGCTGCCAAAGGCTCGATGGACGGAGGGCCGACGTCGGGCAGTCCCGGCATGGCGGGCGCGGGTCCCGGAGGGGCGCCTCCCGGCGGCTGCAGCGGAAGCGGCGGCTCGACCGTGGGCACCATGCCTGGCATCTGCGCTCCGACCTGGCCCGCAACAGCGGACGGGAACGAGGCGGGATCATAGTAGAACCGCTCGAGGTCGTTGATGCCGGACGCCTTTGCGCCGGCGATGATGAGGGCTCGGGGATCGATGTTGCCAGGCGCCGGGGCGAACACCTGAGGGAAGCCGGCAGCCACCTGCAGGAGGCGAGCGATGCCGGCCACCTTCTTGGCGTCTCCCGTCGGCAGTGAGCCGTCGTGGGGGACAAAGTCGAATTCGCCCTGGACCGTGTCGCGGCTGATCTCCAGGACGTTGACGTTCAGGAGCTGCGTCGGGCTGCTGAAGGGGTCGGCGACGTACCGCACCTTCTGCGTGTCCTCGAGGAACTGCTGGAACATCGAGACGAACTGCTTGGTCTGCGGAACGATGGCCTGGACGCTGATGAGGCGGGCCACACTCGACATGCGCCCGGCCGCCATCTGCTGGGTGCCGGCAAACTCGGTGGCCGTGCCACCCGCTTCCGTCACGCCCTGCATGTAGTTGTTCGCCCCGGTGACGTTCTCCGAGTACTGGACGAACCCCTGCATCTCCGCGTTGAAGCCTTCGGTCAGGTCCTTGATCGGCACCTGCTGGATGACGTCGCTGATCTTTTGGCCGACTGCCGACGGCTTCAGAGGGATGAGAAGGCCCTCTTTCTCCGGGTTGAGGAAGTCCTCGAGGTCGACGTAGTGGGGGTTGGCGACGAAGACATTGCCGACGGTGCGCTGGAGAGCCTCCTGGTGGCGGTTCTTTAGATAGTCGACATGGTCCTGAAGGCCCTTGAGCATGAACGCCCAGGACGGGCCAAACTGGTAGTGGGCGGTCGGTCGGCCCTCGGCGTACGAGTAGGGGAACATCCCGTGGTCGTAGGTCGACTCAACCGCGCTGAGAAGGGTGTCTCCGTTGGCGAGGATGAACTGGAAGACCGTGAGGTCCTCGCCGTCGTGGATCCCTTGGTCGGCGGGGACCAGCTTCACCCACATCTCAACGCACTCGACGGTGCCTGGATCTGCGTGGTTGGCGGTCTCCGCGACGAGAGGCCCAGTGATGCGTTGGCGCTCGTAGAACGACCGGGACATCGCCTGGTCGGGACGGGTGCCCGTCACGCTGCCGTGGCCGGTCAGGGAAGGGGGAAGGTTGCTGTTGGGCCGGTTCTTCTTTTTGAGGGCCTCGACAGCCTCGGGCCGGACGTAGGCCGGGTGGTCGACAGGCAGGCGCGAACGGCGCAGGAGCTCGGTCCACTGCAGCTTGAACCGGTGGCCCATGAAACGGCCCTCCTGGGCCTTCCACAGGGCCGCCGAGGGGTCGGCGATCCAATCGTAAGGTGACACCAACTCCGACTTGCAGAAGCCGCCGATGGTCTTCATCCGGCGCCGCTGCGAGAGGTACTTGACGGGCTGTCCGTCGTCGCCGACTTCGCCCGGGACCTCGACCTCCACCTCGACCGTCTCCGGCTTCTGGATGGGGGACCAGCTGTTGTAGAAGATGCCGCGGTTGAACGTCAGGACGTCCTGGACGAACAGATGGCCCAACAGGTAGGTGGGCTGCTGCTCCGCGTTCCAGCGGAGCATCGTGTTGATGTGCTCGGCCGGGATCTCGTCTTCAGGGCCGCGGGGCTCGACCTTGTGCGGTGCGGAATCGCCGTAGAGGATCTGGGCGATGTAGGTGGCCATCGTGGTCACCTGGGTCGCCGTCATCGGCAGGACGAATCGCTTGGGGTGGCCCTTCTCGAGCTTCTCGTAGTCGGTCTTGGTCAGCGGGGCGTAGCACATGATCAGGTCATGCGCCGTGTCCCACTCCGGGGCCCAGTACTCGACGTTGCGAAAGCCCAGTTCGGCGTACTCACGAACCAGCTTGCACAGCCGGTCGTGGTACGACTTGTCCTTGAGCTTGGCAGCGAGAGCCCTGTCCATGACTTACATCGCAGGCTTCACGGTCTTCGAGCCGACCTGGACGATCTTGACAGCAGGGCCGCGGGAACCGTCGGGGTTCTTGATGTGCAAGAGCACCGTGCCGTCCTCCTGGGTCACCGCCTCGTAGGCTTTGCCCGCAGCGTCCATCATGCCGACGCCAGGCATGCCCATGCCGCCAAAAGCAGGCATCGGAGCCGGGCCCGCGGGGGCAGGCGGCATGCCTCCGCCCATCGGAGAGGCCAGGGGATCAGAAGGAGCGCCCGAGCCGGGCATACCGGCCGGCATCGACAGTCCGGGCTGCGGGTTCGCGCCGAGATAGTTGAGCATTGCCATGGCAGTGAACGAGAGGGGTTAGTACTCGAGATCCTTCATATCCAGCTTGGCAGACTGCTTGCCGCGCTTGGACACCATCTTCTTGCGGTCGTAGCCCAGCATGGACACCTCGTCGTCCGGGCTGGAGTCCTCCTCGGCGGCCATGTCTTCGGCCGGCGCCTCTTCGTACTCGGACTCCGTCTCCACGATCTCGAACGTCTGGGAGCCTGCGTCACCGAGCTCGCCCGCCTTGAGCTTGAGCTCGTACATCTCGCCAGGAACACAGCCGCCCGGACCGAACAAGGCGTCCCGTTGGCTCTCGGTCAGGTCAACGGTGGGTGATGCCTTGGTGGGCATGTTCTTGTTCTCGGCGGATTGAATCGGGTCCATGTGTTTCCTCCTGCTCAGGCTATGTGGCCACGTTTCCAAGGCGACGTCAACGCCAGCGGCGCGGGCGATTGGGCTTGGCCACCATGCTCAGCTTGCCGGTGGGGTCCTTGGGGTCCTCGCCGACCTTCAGGAGGCGCAGGACGTTGGTCTTGGCGTACCGTGAGGCGTCCGCGATGTGGTCGTAGTTGCCGCCCTTGGGGCCCTTCAGCGGCTCGTCCCCTCCGTATCCTGGCTCCCCCTGGCCAGGGTAGCGGTAGCCGCCAACCGAAGCTGCGTAGAGCATGGGACAGTTTTTTGAGTCGATCCGATAGACGAGGCGATTTGCCGTGTCCCGGGTCTCGAGGAGGCGGTTGTAGAGGGCGAGGGACTCTTGAAGGCCGCTGCGGCGGAAGCCCGGATAGAAGCCAAACGACGAGAGAACGGCGAGGCTTTGTCCCGTGTCGCGCCTTTGGACTCCCGCCGGGTCGCAGTAGTGGAGAACTCCCGCACAGAACGCCCGGTCCTGGTGCCACGGAAAGACTTCATCGAGGATCTTCTGGACCTGTCGGCATTGTTCTTCGGTGTCGGTCTGTTCCTTGAAGTACTCATAGACGTCCCAGAGGTATTCTTGCCCGTTTTCTTCCCAGTAGGCGCTGAAGACGCAGGCATTCGCGGAAGCGCCGAAGTCCCACCCCACGACGAGGTAGGCGCCTTTCGGAAAGGGCAGGTCCTTGTAGACGTGCTCCTGGCTGAAGGACCACAGGACGGGGTTGCCGTCAAAGGCTTCAGCGTACTGGCCCAAGAGCATCCGCTTGTACATCGGCGGGTTCTTGGCGTACTGCCGGGCGAGGTCCTCGATGTAGTTGGGCGGCAGGTTGGACCGGTTCTCTTCGGTCTCGATGTGCCAGAACCGGATGACGGTCTTGTCGACGTAGGTCGCCGCTTCCTCCTCCCACTTGGCAATCCAGTGGCGGGGCGACGGAGGGTTGGTGTCGAGGATCAGGCCCTGCTCCCTCAAGAAGCCGCGGTCGTCGCAGTCCTTGGGGTCGGCGCCTTTCCACCGGAGACACGCCAGTGCCAGGTCGACGTCCTCCTTGTCGAACTGGTCGGCCTCGATGAGGACGATGAGACTGGCCTCGAAACCGCGGAAGCGAGTGGCCCTGTGGGAGCTGGTGGGCACACCTGAGAACAGGAGCCAGGAGCAGTACTTGTTGCCCACCGTGTCCAGCCACCGCTCAATCTCGGCCTTGGAGGCTCGAGGGTTCATCTTCATGTACGAGTTGAACAACTCGACAGCCTTTTGGCTGGGGATCCGGAATTGACGGCCGCCCTCGATCTTCTTGAACAGGCTCAGGCCCGTGTCCAGGAAGGCGGTTCCGGAATTGCCGAAGACCAGCTCGAACGTCTCGAGGGTGGTGTCCTGGTTGGCCTGGGCGGTCTTGCGGAGGATGTAGACGCGGGCCCCAGCGTTCTGCCAGCAGTGCTTGAGCACCGTCTCCACGGCGACGCCGGTCGTTTTGCCCGAACCACGGCCGCCGATCAGGACGCGGATTCGGCAGCGGCTCTGGTGGAACTCCGAGACACTCTTCCCTGGCCGATACCAGTCCGCCGGTGCCTTCGTCTCACTCATGGGAAAACGGCCCCCTCTACTATCCGCTCACGGGCGGGGCGGGACCATGCAAGAAACCCGCCGAGGGGGTGAAAAGGGGTTAGTGAATGTGCGTGCCGGTTCAAGGTGTTTTTGAATCAAAAACCCCACCCCATCAGGGCCGCCTATGCTCGGCCAAGACAGAGTGGGGTCGGGGTGGTTGGAACTCGGCACTCCCCAAAATCAGGCAGCGCCTTCAGCCTTTGAAGCCTGCTCGAGCAGACGGTCGAAGGCGAGAACCGCGCCCTTCGAGGCGATCAGGTTCTGGGTCTGTTGTTGGATTTCCTGCTGCAGCTTGCCGATGTTCTGCTCCAGGGCAGCGATGTTCTGGATGACGGCCTCGCGCTCGGCCTTGATGATGTCGACGTTGATCATGTCGGGTTCTGGTGTAGCTGACTTGCCCACGTGTTCAAGTGAAGCGAGTCAGAAAATCAAGCGACGTCCCAGGGCAGGGGAGGCACCACGATGGGCGGGTTGATGGCGCTGGCAATCTGCTGGTCGACCGACGCCTCAGTCGCGTCCTTGTCGATGCCGGCAGCCCAGACCCAAGCCAACACCTGCTCTTCGGTGAGGTCCGGGAACGGGGTGAAGTCCGCAGGGTCGGGGGCGGTGAATGAGGCAGTGCCGTAGCACGTGCCGCTGTAGGATTTGCCGTCTGCCTCTTGGGTGCCTGTGCAGCGCCACGCGGCCGTCACGACTACGTTGTTGAGGTCGCCTTCCGCAGGCTTGACCCACATCTGTTCGATCTTCCAGGTGATCATGTTGGTGCTTGTTTAGGTTACACTGCGGGGATGGCCTGTCTCCAGCTTCCGCCGGAACGGACATACAAAATGTTGTTAGTACTGTCCCAGACCAAAGGCACGCGGCCCGTGTAGGCCGTCGGGTTGCCGGTGGGCGTGCCCGCGCATGACGGGATGTACAGGAACCCGTTGGTCGCGTTGGTGGCCAGGGCGGCCGTGCCGACTACGACGTTGCCGTTGCCATCGACGCGTGCGCGCTCGGTGCCGTTGGTGACGACGGCCATCGTGTCCGCGGCGGCCGACATGAGGCCGGTGTTCTGGTCCGAGGAGAACGAGATGCCTGGTGCGGACGTGGTGCCGTCGGTGGCGCGGATCTGGTGTCCAGACCCCATCGAGATCGGGCCTGAGAACGTCGCCGTTCCATCAGCTGCGATGCGGAGGCGTTCGGTGAGCGTCGCATTAGTTCCAGCTCCACTGACTCCAGAATTGGGTGCGGTTGCCCATTGATGAGTGCCTGTCGCTTGCAGGTAGTAGGCACCCTCCGCGTTCGAGTTTCTGTATTTCCAATTTGTTCCGTCGAAGTAGAGGTTGCTT